GTATGTAATTATTAGGTCGTTAAATCCTTCTAAACTTAATGTCTATAAAAATGGCACAGATAAGACAAGAGACAGCATAGCCAATACAACAGAATATATCGGTTTGGTATTATCATCCTCACCCGAAGTATTTCAAAATTGCGTTATTATGACAACCAATAATACTTTACCGTTCATGGCAAAGGGTAAAGTAGAAAAACGCAAATTTATTGAACAAGTTTTTAACTTGCAAGTTTTCTCTGAAATGCTATCTAAGCTAAGAGAAGATATTAACAACGTTAATAAAAATTTTGATATTGAAAAAACTAAACACGATGAAATTATTAAGTCTATAGAAGCATACGAAAGCCAAAAACTTAATCGCATCAAAGAAAGACAGGATAAAGTTAATCTCATTAATAAAAAGATTAATAGTAACGACACTGAAATTAAAAATATTCAAAGTGAAATATCCGATTGTGAGGATATTGACTTATCAATTAAGCAAAAGGAAATTGATACTTTTAATAAAGCATATGATAACATAGATGAAAAGATTAAGCAACTTATTGCTCAAATAGCTTCGTATAACTCTGAAGTTAAAACTAAAAATCAACAATATGATAAAGCAGGTACAAACAAGGATATTTGTCCAACATGCTTACGTCCTATAGATTTTCATGATAGAGAGCACATTGAACATGAAAAGGTTAAACTTAAAGACAGTATAGATGTTACAACTATCGCCGTAGTTAGTTTAGAAAGTGATGCATCTGTTTTAAAAGATAAGAGTACCAAAATTAAAAAGCACTTAATTAAGATAAATGATGAACTTAATAACCTAAAAGTTAAGTTGCAAAATAAAAATATGCTTTCAAAGAGATTGGTGGAATTAAACGATCTCAATAAACAGCTACAAGATAATATTAATGATATCAATGAAAATGCAGATTCATTTAATGATATTATTGAGAAAGCTAGAGAACGTTTAACCGTTGTAAAAACCGAACTAGACAATCTTAAAAAGATTATCAATTTGCTTGATGTTGTAAAGTTTGTCGTAAGTGAAGAAGGTGTGAAAAGTTATATCGTTAAAAAGATTTTGCAAAACTTTAACAGTAAATTAACTCACTATCTTAAAAAACTTGATAGTAATAGTATATGCATTTTTAATGAATATTTCGAAGAAGAAATTCTAAATGAGAAAGGCAAGATTTGTGCATATAATAATTTTTCAGGTGCTGAACGTAAAGCTATCGATTTAGCATGCCTATTTTCATTTATAGACATGCGTAAGTCACAAGGTAATGTACATTATAACGTTAGTATATATGATGAGCTTTTTGATAGTAGTTTAGATGAAAAGGGTGTCGATATTGTACTGGAAATTCTCAAAGAACGAAGTGAAAAATTTAATGAATGCATATTCATTATTAGTCATAGAAAAGAAAGCATTAAATCTGCAACCGGTGATGTTATATTCTTGGAAAAGCATAACGGTATTACAAGACGGGTTAATTTTGTGGACTAGTTTGAGAAACAGACTATATATTGTATGTTTTCGAGTAACGTACCTTTCTCAAATAATAAAATTCCATTTGTAATTCCTCAGCAAAATACACAACCACCGCAGAGTAAAATAGAAAGACCTAAAGAATTAGATTTAGAAAGATACTTAAATTATTACGCTGACTATAGTGGGTGTGGTCACTGGAGAATGATATGGCCTGAGCAGGTAATGAATGCACATAATAAGGGAGTAGTTCATGGTACTACAGTTATGAATCTTGATCCAAGATATTATGTTGCTGTAAAGTCAGTACGATTACAAAGACAAGCTACAAAACAGCAATTAGCATTTTTTAATTTCTTAAAAGATCTTTCAAAACAAAACGGGATGAAAATCATTTATGAAATCGATGATATTTGTTTTAAAGAAGATATTCCTGACTATAACAAATATAAACCAGCTTTCGAAAACCCTGAGATAAGAGAGACTGCTCAGAAGATTATGTCCGAGTGTGATGAAATTACAGTAACATGTAATTTTATGAGAGACTACTACAAAGAAAAGACTGGTAATCAAAACGTAACTGTCATTCCAAACTTTATGCCAAAGTTTTGGCTAGGTAATTACTATAATCTTACCAAAAACATGCATAGTTACGACGCTAATAAGAAAAAGCCTCGTATCTTATATGCTGGTTCAGGGGCGCATTTTGATATTGAAAATAGAGTAAAGCAAAAAGATGACTTCCAGCATGTAAACGATGTTATTCGTAAGACGGTAGATAAGTACCAATGGGTGTTTATGGGGGCGTTCCCTCTATCGTTGCTTGATTTGGTTAAAGCTGGAAAGATTGAATTTCATCAGTGGAAGAGATTGTATGAGTATGGTGAAAGTATTGAAAAATTAGGAGTTAATATGATGGTAGCTCCATTGACTGATAATGTTTTCAACAAATCTAAGAGTGATTTAAAATATATTGAAGCTAGTGCATTTGGATTACCTATTGCTTGTCAAGATTTATGCACCTACGAGAACGCTCCTATAAAGTTCAATACAGGAGATGAGATGATAGATCGTATCAATGATACTCTTAAGGATGTTGATCGTTATAGATCAATCTGTAAAAAAGCTCGCCAATATGCAGAGACAAGATGGCTTGAAACTGATCAGAATATAGATTGTTACGTGGAGCTTTATTCTACTCCTTACGGTGATAAGTCACGTAAAAACTTAGCCCGTTATAATTGATTTCCTAGGAACGTATCTATAATTCGTTTAATGAGTTATAGAAATATATACTACAACGGTAAAGAGCGTAGTGTAACTCTATTTACGTGGGATAAAGATGGTAAGCGAATTAAGGTAGATGCTTCTGTAGACCCTTATCTTTATGTTGAAGGTAAGGGTGATTATGAATCAATTTACGGTACTAAGCTAGTAAAGAAAATCTTTAGAACGCAATACGATAGATACAAGTATCTAAAAGATACAAACATTAAAAGGGTATTTGATAATTTTCCTGTAACGCAACAGTACCTGATAGATACGTTTTGGAAGGTAAATGAAACTTTAGAGTTTGCACAATATCCAATTAAAGTAATGTTTTTGGATATCGAGGTATATGCTCCAGATGACTTTCCACACGCTAATCAAGCTAAAGAGCCAGTAAACGTAATTACAATTTACGATTCTTTAAGCAAAAAGTTTCTTACATGGGGTATAAAGGATTATACAAGTGAAGATCCAAACGTAAAGTATGTAAAATGCTTGACTGAAAAAGAACTTTTTATCAAGTTTATTGAATATATTGAAAGTGATTACCCTGACATCTTAACAGGTTGGAACTCTGAGTTTTTCGATATACCTTACGTTATTAATAGATGCACAAGTATACTTGGTGAAGAATGGACCAAGCGTCTATCACCATCAGGTAATGTGTATAATAGATCAATTAAAGGTCAATTCGGTCAAGAGCAGATTAGATGGTATATTGAAGGTATATCTCTTATCGATTACTTAGACGTGTATAAACGTTTTTGTCTTGGAGTACGGGAAAGCTATAAGCTTAATAACATCGCTGAATTGGAATTAGGGGAAAAGAAAGTAAACTTCGGTGCAATGAATCTTGCAACGTTAGCTGATAAAGATTGGAAGACGTTTATTGATTACAATATTCAAGACGTTAAGCTTCTGGTTAAGTTAGAAGAGAAGCTAAAGTATACTGAGCTTATTCGAATGTTAGCGTATGTAGGTCTTACTACATTTGAAGCAGCAATGGGTTCATTATCCGTTATCAATGGAGCTACCGCGGTAAAAGCCAGATACCGTGATCAGAAGATACCTTCTTTTATTCGTAATGAAGATACAGGTAAGAATCCTGGTGCATATGTTGGTGAACCATTAAGCGGATTTCAGGAATATATTATTTCATTCGATGCTAATTCACTGTATCCAAACGTTATGATTAGTCTTAACATCTCACCCGAAACTAAGGTAGGTGTTATAGAGACTAAAGACGACAAACAGGTAACGATAAGGCATGTGTGTGGTAAGACATTCACTTTACCTATCGATAAGTTTGCGCAATTCGTTAATAATGAACAGATAGCCATTAGTAAAGCTGATGTTATGTTTACGCAAAAGAAGAAAGGTGTAATGCCTGAAATTCTTGATTACTATTATAACAAAAGACAAGCAATCAGAAAGGATATTAAGAAGCTTAAGAAGCAATACTCGGAGTTTACCAACAAGGAAACATCTGAGGCAAAGCAAGTTAAGATGACAATTGATCAACTTGATGCAAAGCAAATGTGTATCAAGGTCTTTATTAATTCAATTTACGGTTACTTCGGTAATAAAAATGCACCTTTCGGTGACGATGATATTGCTTCTTCAATTACACTTACCGGTCAATCAGTTATTAAACATTCGAATGAACTTCTCAAATCGTTTATCAAGCAACAGCTTCCTAATATTAACGAAGAAGAATTAAACAATTGTATTATTTACAACGATACAGACTCGAGTTACGTTTCAATTAAGCCTCTTATTGTTAATAAGCTTTTTAAGTTTAAAGAAGGCAATAAGCTTACAAAAGAAACTCTTAATAAAGTTATAGAGATTGAAGAGTATCTTAATAAAGAGATTAAAATTTGGGGTGCAAAATCTATTAACTCTAAAGACTGTAGGTTTATTTTTAAACGTGAAGCTATAGCAGATGTGGGTATATTCTTACAGAAAAAGAGATATGTGTTGCATATTTTAGATGACGAGGGTATTGCTTGCGATAAATTTAAATACACAGGTGTTGAAGTTGTAAGAAGTACAATGCCTAATGCTATTAAGCCTTACGTTAAAAAGATTATTGAAACGATGTTAACGACGCAGAATATCGGTGAAACAAATCTTATATTAAATGAAACTTACGATATATTTAAAAAGCTATCTGTAGAGGATATTACTTTTGTATCTGGTATTAAAGGATATGAAAAGTACGCAGGTATGTGTGATGATTTTACTACAGCAAAAGGAATGCCTTGCCACGTTAAAGCTGCTTATATGCATAATCTTCTGTTAGATAAATTTAAGCTAACCACCAAATACGAAAAGATTAGCTCTGGAGATAAAGTAAGATACTTCTATGTGAGAAAACCTAACTCATATAATATATCAGCAATTGCTTATAAGTATTATTACCCAGAAGAGTTTAAAAAACTCTTCGAACCAGATTATGAAACGATGTTTGAAAACCATATCTTTTCAGTCATCGAAAGATTCTACAATAATGTAAATTGGGTAGCTCAAAAACCTGGATCATTAGTGCAGACGAATTTGTTTGAGTTGCTTACTTGATTTTTTATCCACTGCTTATTAAGTTATAGCATGGCCAAAAATTATATTACAATTATTGACAATACCGGGCGTAATATACTCGGTGAGTTAGCAAAAGAGACAGATACGACAGTAGACATTTTGAATCCTGTTATGATTACTGTGCAACCACAGAATAATCAATTTCAGGTTCAATTGATTCCTCTGTTTTTAGCAGAATTTATTGCGGTAAATGATGCAGGTAGAAATTTCACATATACTTACAACAAGTCTAATGTAGCAGTTGGTAAGAACTTTAATGTTGATCCTAGAATTACGGCTCAATATGATAAGATTATCGAAGCAGCTAACGTTTCGAAACCACCCGTCAAGCAAGACGCACAACCAGAGGTAATTAAATTATTTGAATAATATGAAAAACGAAAGCTATTTAGCAAATCTGCAGGAGTTTAAGAAAGGTCAAAATGATGGTATTACCGGCACTATGCAAGTTATTACTAAAATTATTGACGGTACGGATAAAGGCACCAATGCTTTAAAGAATAGAGAGTTAGAAAAGGTTCGTAGAGTTTTATTAATGTGGCGTGATCACATTATTGAAACTAAGAAAGACCCCAAGGCAATGGCTGTGTTAGTTGAGACGAAGAAGATTATGGATATACAAATCCCTAATAATCTTAAGTAAACGTTTGATTTCGTCCATACACCATGTATAATTGGTGTATGGACAAAGACTTAAATGAAATTTTAGGTGAGATTGATAAGATTAACCCGTATGCGTCATTTTTAAATGACGGTGCATTATCAAATGTGGATGGGTGGATTGATACGGGGTCGATGGTTTTGAACGGATTGGTATCTGGATCACTTTTTGGTGGTATTCCACGTAATAGATTGACGATGTTAGCTGGACCATCGATGACTGGTAAGTCTTTTATTATTCAAAAGATTTTAGCTGCAGCTCAAAAAGATGGGCTTATTCCAGTAATTTTTGATAGTGAGAACGCTATTGATAAAGACGGTGCTGAAGCACTTGGATTAGATGTTTCTAAGGTAAAATATGTACCTACTTTCAGTATTGAAGAATGTAGAAACTCTATTTACAATTTCTTAACTAAAGCGAAAGAAAAAGGTCAGGTAGGTAAATTTATTATTGCAATTGATTCACTTGGTAACATGGAAAGTGAGTTGCAAATCAATAGAATGGAGAAGTCTAGCACTAGTGCTGATATGGGTAGTAGAGCTAAAGCAATTAAGAGCTTGCTTAGAACTTGTACGCAGCTAGCTGCAATTACAAAGACAACTATAATTGTATCCAATCACATTTACGATGACCCATCTGCAATGTTTCCATCATTAGTTAAAGAAATGCCAGGTGGTAGAAGTGCAGTTTATCTTCCATCAGTCACGTTGCAATTGGCAAGAAAGCCAATGAAGGAAGATAAAGATTTAGGGGATAAGCTAGCAGTAGGTCAGAAGAGTTATTCCGGGGTTGTACTGAGAGCATTGACTGCAAAGAATAGATTTGTAAAGCAGTACCTGGAAGGTGAGATGTATTTGAGTTTTGAAAACGGACTCAATAAGTACTATGGTCTGTTGGAGTTAGCTGTCGGATTTGGTGTTATTATTCAAACTGGAAGCACCTATACATTACCAGATGGTACTAAGCTTGGCTACTATTCAAAATGGAAGAATGATAAAGAATTGTGGGATAATACTATTGTACCCGGTATTGAAGAGAAGATTAAAGTAGAATGGAAATACAGTAATAATCAGGGTAATACACAAGAAGAAATTCCTGATGAGGTTGAAGAAACTGAATAATATGTCTACAAGAAAAAAAGAAAAAATAGTCTTAGCGTTTAGCGGTGGTATGGATTCAACAGTACTACTTCACATGGCTGCAAGCAACGCATATACGAGCATTTATACTCTATCTTTTGATTACGGTCAAAGACATAAAAGAGAATTAAATTGTATTAGTAAACAAATTCAACGTGTAAGAGATTCATACATGTTCACTGACGTCTTCAATAAGACAATTGATGTGAGCTATATTAAAGATATAGCTAATAAGTCGTCACTTACTAATTTTAACATAGATAATCCTAAGATTAAAGAGATGGCAGGAGATGCTCAACCAGTATCATATGTACCTTTTCGTAATATGATGTTTTTGTCTATCGCTTGTGCGTATGCTGAGACAATGGAATGTGATACTGTTTGGTATGGTGCTGCTCAAGCTGATTCATTAGCAGGTTATTGGGATGGTAGTACTGAATTTTTAAATTACGTTAATAACGTCATTTCACTCAATAGAAAGAGTAAGATAGTGATCGAAGCACCTTTACTTACTATGTCTAAGAAAGAAATTATTGAAAGAGGTGTAGGATTAAACGTTAAATTTAAAGATACCTGGACATGTTACTCAAATAGAGAAGATGGCTTAGCTGATGCTGATACACCATCAAGTAGTTTAAGACTAAGAGGATTTATCGAAGCAGGGTATATTGATCCTATTCAATACGTTCAACAGGAAAAGCTAGATAAGATCTACAAAGATAAAGGCTGCGTATTAATATCCTAAAGTATGACGTCTTTCAATGTTAAAGCGATTTTGCATTCTTAGATAATGCTGTCTAGCTAACATTGCATTTACTTGTTGTGGAGACATCTTTACTTGCTCTTCAGAATCTTCTTCCTTAGTATCTCTTTGTTGAGCTTTTGATGCAGTTTTGTCTTTCATCATATCTTCTGCATCTTCCTCATTAATATCTTCTTCAGCTTGTTCGTAATCTTCTTCTTTTTCTTTTTCGTCTTCTTCGTTTTCATCATCATCGATTTCATATTGCTTACCATATGCAATATCTTCTGGATCTGGAGTTGAAAAATCATCACCCTTTTCAGCTGGATAATCCGCAACGCTCTTCTCACGTTCAAATTGAGGCGTTTCCATATCATCGATAGTAGGTCCAGCAAATCTTTCTTTTTCTGATGGCTTAGTTATAACCAAGCTTACGAGATTGTCTTTCGATAATCCACTTACTTTTTTTGGATTGCCGTCATGTTGCTTAAGAGTTACTCTATACTTTAATCCATTCTTAGTTAAAGTATATATCCCATAACCCATCGCTGACTCTTCATCAAAGACCAAAGTATCTTCTGGACTTAAATTTAAATTAAGAGTTTCAAAAGCATTTGCACCTTTCTTTAAAGCTTGTTCTGGGCGACCACCAGTCTCAACTGCTGCTTTAATAGCAGATATATCACCAAACTTTTTCTTTGGCTCTTCTCCTGCTCTCACTCCTCTACTCTCTCTTGAACCTGCAGCTCTATTTAAAAATTCTGTAACTGCATCTATTTCTTTATCACCAATCTTTTTAACCGTTTTAGAGTACTTATCAAAATCATCAGATAGTTTATCTACGAAACCTTCTGGTAATTTTTCATCCATCAAAATTTTACCCATCAATGCATTGATATCCTTACCTTGAGGCTTTATAGTTGCAAAAGCGTCTTTAAAGTCTTGTGGAATTTTATCATTATGCTTGTCTTTTAAAAACTCATAGAAGAATAAACGATCATCTCTATATGGTATACCGATACCAGCAGCTGCCATTTTTTTACTCACATCACCGATAATCTTTGAAATACCTTCATTTATTAAATTTTCAGAATAAATAGCATTCTCCATAACTACTTGTGTGTTTTTAATCCAACTGCTACGAAATAGATCGTTCATATTTTATATTTATTTAAAATAACCTTGATATTCTTAGTAGGTATCTATATAATACGTTATGACTTTAACGGTTATAACCAAGCAAGAAAGGAGAAGTTAAGACTATTTGTGGCATATTCGGATCAACTAGCACTAGTAAATTTGAGATATTAGATCAAGTTAACAAGCAAAGAGGTAATTTCGCTTCAGGTATCTATTACCATGATGGTGAAAATTATGATTTTCATAAAACTGAAGGCTCCTTCAACTGGGATAAGATAAACCTACCAGATGGTTTCTTATACCTCGGCCATAATCAAGCACCTACATCTATGGAGAGAAAATGGCAAGAACATAATAGCCATCCATTTGTTTATAATAACTGGGTTGTTGCACACAATGGGGTACTTACTAATTATGATAAGCTAAAAGAGACTTACATACCAGAGCATTCTAATATTGTTGATAGTAGTATTATACCCGCTTTGTTGCTATATTTTGAACGACTTAATAAATCTAAAAACACCAATGCTACAGCAAAAGAAGTTCATTTAATATCATTCGTACTTGGCTTACTTGAAGGAACCTTTGGCGTTTGGGTAGTTAATCTAGACACTCTGAACGTTTATATCGCTAGACAGGGAAGTACTTTATTTTTTGATAAAAATAGCTTCACTTCAAGTAAAGGTGAAGGGTTTAAAGAAGCTAAAGAAGGTATAATTTATAAATTCAATAAAAGAGGTTTCAAAGTAGTAGGCGAGTTTAAAACTAAATCACCATTTTTAGAATTATGATAGAATATATTTACCCAAATGACGTGGATATGAAATTTAAGTTAATGGAGTTCGTATACAAAAATACAGACTCTTTTATTCTTAATACTTTTGGCTATTTGTGGGAAGAAAGAAAGTGGTGGGATAAATTCCCTATACAAGTCTACAAAATTAATGATAAGATAGTTGGTTTGCATGCTTTTTCTATCGGTACAAAAGAAGATAATGTCTTTAAGACATATTATATCATAACTGATAAAGAACATAGAGGTAAAGGTATTGCTAAGCAATTAATTTTATGCTCTTTAGACTATTATGAGTCAAGTACCTGTACGACATATTACGTAAACTCAGAAGAAAATAGCGATGGTATACTATTTTTCAAAAAGATGTTTGATAATCAGTTTGTAAAACAAAAGAATCAGTTTGGTACAGACGATTACACCTTTAAAGCGCCTATTAAAACAATTTTAAACAAATGCGGTATAAAATCATAACAGCTTCACAAAAAAGTAAGTTAGAAGATACGCTTTTGTATGAATCTCTTACAACCAATTGCATTTATAGCCCAGAAAATGTTTTATTTTACGGTAATAATAAAGAATCACTTACAAGTGTTTACAATAATGCTATTTCTAAACTAAAAGAAGAAAATATACCCTTAGCATTGTTCATTCATGATGATGTATATGTAAATTGCTATGATTTTAATTTCAGAGTAAGAAGTTTTGCTGAAAAATATACAGTTTTTGGATTAGCTGGTACAAAAGCAATTACGATTAAAGAGCCTGTCTTATGGCACCTAATGTCCGAAAGACAAAACTTGAGGGGATGTGTAGCTCATGGTAAGAGCAATCAATCGTACATGTATACTTCATTCGGTCCTTTACCTGATAGAGTGGTAATGATTGATGGGGTGTTTATCGGAGTAAATTTAAGCACACTTCCAGACAATGTAAGATTTGATGAAAACATTCCGTCAAAGTTCCACTTTTACGATCTAGTCTTTTCACTTGATTGCTCACTTAATAAGGTAACAGTAGGTGTTGGTGATGTACCTATCATACATAACTCACCTGGACTGCAAAAAATGTCAGAAGAATGGCTTGAAGGCCAGAAATACTTCTTAAACAAATACAGTATTTACAAAAATAAACAGTTAACTATTTAACTTTCAGTGATATAATCTACATATGGAGCTAAGACTGAATTTAGATGAGTTTGAAAATATCATCGTTTATAAATCTTTGACAGATGAACGATATCTTTCAAACATTATTGAAGTTATCAAGCCTGATTACTTTAAAGATAAGAATATTAAAGCAATTTTTAGTATCATTAAGGCTTTCTATACTAAAACTAATACAGTACCTACCATTACTGAGCTTAAAACGTACATAAACAATGATGACGTTAAAGAAACTTTCAAGACTGTATTAAGAACTATTACTAACGTTGATAAAAACTTAAATGAGAACGAATTAATTCAAAATACTGAGAGATACCTTAAAGAAAAGGCAATTTATCACACAATGCTTGAGGTAGCTGAGGATGTTTCATCAGGTAAAATTGATACATCGTTTATTTTAGATAAATTTGAAAAGAGCTGCAACATTAATCTCAAGACTGATACAGGTTTAGACCTGTTTAAAGATTTTGATAAGGTTATTGATGATATTAATGTTGATCAACCTGTTGTATCATCGAAGTGGAGATGGTTGGATGATAAGCTTAGTGGTGGTTTTCTACAAAAAGGCAGGGCTTTATACGTGTTTGCCGGTGAAACTAACGTAGGTAAGAGCATTTTCCTAGGTAATTTAGCTACTAATATAGCAAGTCAAGGTAAGACAGTACTGCTAATAACACTAGAGATGAGTGAAATGGTATATGCTAAACGTTTATCCTCAAATATTACTAAGATTCCATTAAGAGATCTTAGATCTGAGAGTGCAACCCTTAAGCAACAGATAGAAGAGATAAGCGGTTCCAATCCTAACGGTAAGATTCTCATTAAAGAGTTTCCTCCTAGCACAGTTACAGTGCATGAACTACAAGGTTTCATTAAAAACATCACAACTAAAGGCATTAAAATAGATGCTATCGTGTTGGATTACCTTAATCTAGTAATGAGTAAGGTAGGTAATAACAGTTATGAACGTGTAAAGTTTGTATCTGAGCAGACTCGAGCATTAAGTTACCTGTTTAATTGTCCGATTATATCAGCTACACAGTTAAATCGATCTGGTTATAACATTAATAGCCCAGGGTTAGAGACGATCAGTGAAAGTATTGGGTTAGCAGCTACTGCTGACGTTATTGTTAGCATTTTTCAAGATGAAGAAGATAAAGAATTAGGGGTGGTAAAGCTTGGAATGATGAAAAACCGATTCGGTATCAATCATGGCACTACTACAATGAAGCTAGACTATAGTACGTTGACGGTTTCTGAAGATGATTCCTTAACTACAATAGGAGACCAATCAAGTATTACCAACACTCTAGCAATGCTAAGTAACAAAAGTTGATACAACCATTTAAGTCTATAAATATTTTATAGGCTTAATGAGTAATGATAGTTTACAAAATAAATCACCCTGCCTTTTAATAGAAGACAGAGAACTTGTACATTCGTTTTACAGCTTTTGTACGTTCTGTTTTCTATATTACGGTAAAAAGATAAATTTTGCTACTATTTTCACGAAAATATTGCAAGACGAAAAGCTTAGAAAGCTTTATAAGACCACTATCTCAGAGCCTAGTGACTTCGAAGCATTACGCAAATTTATTTTGTTTGAACCATCTATTACAAAAAGCAAATATATTACTAAAATTATTAATAAGAATAAAATTCTTTAGGAAATGTGATACAATACAAGCGTGACTGAAAGAGAAAAGTATATCTACAATTGTTACTTAAGTACAAGTAGAAAATTAAACAATAAGCCTTTTACTTACCGTAAAAATTTTGAAGACTTTGATGAAAAGCCGGAATATATTGCGGTAACAAAGTTAAATGCTTTTTTTTCTAAATTTCCTAATATCAACATAAAGGATTTCTTTGAGGCTCCATTTTTTGTTTATGATGATAAACAATTTGACTTAAATTTCTTTACTAGTCAAAAAGCAATCAAAGCGTACACGATTTATCAAACAAAGTTTTTGCCTGAAAACCCTGACCATGATCAAACTTTAACTAAGATCAAAGATAGCTTTGGGGTTATCTATAAGTTTTGCAAAGAAAAAAATATTCCTTTCGAAAAATACGCATCCTTTACAAGTCCTGATAGTAAATGGCATGATTTTATGATGCATGTTAAGGACAGACAAGTAGTTGTATATTGTTTGTTTGTTTTTCCTAATTTCGATTCAATTTTAAACAGGTATGATGGTGAGATAAAAGACTTTGTGTTTGGTGATATTTTCTCAAACATTAACTTTTACAGAACAAAGTATTATACAAGCAGCAAAGCTAAAAAACTTTGTATTCTTGCATATAATAAGTTGATTTCAACCGACAATACAGTACAATAAGGTATAATTTATGACAAATATGATTAATAGTTCTATATTTCAGAGCATCAAGGGTGCTCTTGCACAGGATAAGGGTAATTCTGGGGTTACTGAGATTCTAAAGACTGAACCGGGTAATACTTACGTTGTTCGTCTTTTGCCCGATACTAAGAATCCTAAGAATACATTCTTTCATTTCTTTACTCATGGTTGGACGAGTTTCTCAACCGGCCAGTACGTAGCAGCATTGAGCCCACAGACGTTTGGTGAGCGTGATCCGATCGCTGAAGAACGTTATCGCGTACTACGTACTGGCACGGAAAGTGAGAAGGAAAAGATTAAGGCTATCGGACGAAGTGAAAAGTGGTTGGTTAACGTTTATGTAGTAAACGATCCGGTAAATCCTGATAACAATGGTAAGATTAAGATTCTACGTTACGGTAAGCAGCTTCAGAAGATTATTAAGGATGCTATTGACGGTGAAGAAGCAGAAGATTTCGGTCCACGTATCTTTGATTTGAGTCCTAACGGTGTTAATCTTCGTGTTAAAGTAGAAAAGCAAGGTGATTATCCTAGTTACGTTTCATCTAAGTTTAGTATGCCTTGTGCAATTGCAGATTTGGACGATACAAAGGCAAAAAAGATATACGACACTGTACATGATCTGACTAAGATCTTTGCTATTAAGAGTTACGATGAACTTCGTAATATGCTTAATGAGCATTACTATTGCAATGTGGTTAAGGATGAAGCAGAGCCTGCAGTTGAGCCTGATGAAGAAGAAGTTAAGCCAGCTGCAAAAGCTAAGCCTTCTACACCAGCTAAATCTACTTCAACTAAGTCCGCAGATGATGAAATTAAGGATATCTTGGATAGCTTAGATATTTCCTAAAAAATGGAACCTGACCATAAAGAACTATTAATCGGCTTGTTAGGTTCCACGTATGGGGAATTAAAAAGGTTGGACGACTCTATCGTTGGGTCGTCCAACTTCCTCACTACTAGAAGAAATGAAATAAAGCACGAATTAGAAAATGTTGTAAAAGGAGCTCTAGCACCTAAAGGTGATGTACCTATCTTGCAAGCAATACAACCACCTCCTCCACAACCTGTATTTGCTCCTCCACCGGTATATAGTAATCCTACACCGCAAGCATACGCTCCACAGCAAGTTGAGCAAACTACCCTTCCTACTGATCCTAATCAACTAGAGTTTGATTTGAATAAGGTTACAAGGTATGAGGATATTATAAATGCTATAGATAAACTATACGATAAAGTTAATCGTTTAGAAGATAAGATTGATACTCTAATTAAAAATTCACATACACCCAAAAAAAAAGCTCCTGGTTTAGTAGAGTCTTAAAACTATAATTAGAAATGAAATTAAAAATCGATAGTAAGAAAGATTTTATCTCTAACGTTCTTAACCCTATTTCTTATCTTAATGATAAAACTATTCTCAAAATTGAAAAAAATAAAATTAGTAGTATTACTGCAGCTAACGATGCTACTCTCATTTTATACTCTGAAACTCAAGCGGATTGTGACTTTGATAAGAACATAAACGTTCCAGATATCAAAAAGTTTACCCGTGTATTAGAAACTGTCGATTCAGATACTATTAGTTTAGATATTACGAACAATAGTGTAAAATATAACAGTGATAACTTTAAGTTTACGTTTCATCTACTTGAAGATGGTATTATTAAGTCACCAACAATTAATGTTAGTAAGATTAATGCATTAAAGTTTGATACTGTATTTAAAGTTTCAGAAAATAGGCTTAGTTCACTGTTTAAAGGGTCATCTTTTACTACAGAAACAAATAAACTTTATATCTATACAGAGAACAATAAAATTTACGGTGAGTTAGGGGATAAAAATAGACATAACTCTGATAACTTTCAATGCGTTATAGCTGATAGTTATGAAGGTATTGCATTATCTAAAGTTATACCTATTAACTTCGATACATTTAGATTGATTAACTTTAATAAGTGTGAGAATATTGAGTTTGCTATTAATACCGCATTCGGTGTAATAAAAACTACGTTAGTAAAAGATAAAACTAAGCTAACTTACATCATCTCTGCTTTAATTAATTGATTTATTCGACCATATTCTTATATACTTTATATGTCGACTGACACTATTAGATTAAGAGAAAAAAGAGTTTCAAATAAGATCAAAACCGCAGGCTATTTTATTAAACGTTTGAAGGATAGCGGTTTTGTCGTATTTAAGATGTTTAATGCATACAGTGCCTCTGATCCTAGACGTTGGACTGTGTTAGTTGATCCAGGTGTTTCATCTGTTTATATTACTTGTTATTCAAATAAAAATGAAATTAATGAAACTTTGTTTGAGTTTGATGACGGTGGAGTGAATTTTAATAGGGGATTTTTTCTTAAGACGGATAGTTTGGAGCCTTTAATTAGTCTACTCATCCAAAAAGGAGTAAATAACGATGCCAAGAAAAATCCATTCAGTTCACTTAAATAAGTACATGGACGAAGAACAGAAAAATGATCTTTCCAAAAAAAAGAAATACATTAAGCCAGTGAAGAAAGAAGGGGAAGAAATTCCACAAGCTGTAGCAGGAGTCATTAAGGATGCGTTAATGATACAACTGATTAACAATCTTAAGTCTAAATCAAAAAAGAGAGAGGTAGAGGAATTAGAAGCAATGATATCTACCTGTCAAGAGTTTTTGCAAAGTTTTGTTATCATAGGGTATGATTTTCAAGGCAATCCTATACCTCCATTAATTCATGCTAATAATCAGCAAGAAGCGGATGCTTTAGGATTATATTTGAGCAAATTTATAAACACTACTATAAGAGATATATCTCAAAAAGATGTTGATAACGAAGGATAGTTTGTTATATTATGTGTATACATAATGAAGACAAATTTAATTGCACTTACACAGCCATTAGTTTATAAAGATCCTGATAGTTTACAAGGAGTGCATCTTTCTCCTGAAGATTTCATAGTTTATATCGCTAGAGTTAGCAATCCAAGCAATCAACTCAATACAGAAACAGGTAGTAAGTTGATTCGTTATCTGATTAAGCATAATCATTGGAGTCCTTTCGAACATGTTTCAGCAACATTTGAAATAAAGACATCTAGAGCAATTGCAGCTCAAATTTTACGTCATAGATCTTTTACTTTTCAGGAGTTTAGTCAAAGATATGCTCAAGCTACTAGTTTTGAACCCATACAATGGCGTATGCAAGGTAAAACAAACCGCCAAGTAGGTGATGAACCGGCAATTATAGATAATTCATTAGCTGGAGATATTACTGATCATTTACAACGTTCTGAAACCCTTTATAATAAACTTATCGATAAAGGAATTGCTAAAGAATGTGCAAGAATGGTGCTACCTCTCAATACTTCCACTACAATTTACATGACTGGTACCCTAAGAAGTTGGTTACATTATGTAGAATTACGTGGTAAACAAGATACTCAGAAAGAACATAGAGATATAGCACTATCTATTAAAGACCAACTTAGTATTCTCTTTCCACATACGTTTGAAGCATTAGAATCAAAGGATTAATATAGAGACTTTATGAATTCATTAGGTAAATTTGATTACATAAATAAGTTACTTAAAAAGAAAACTAAGGTAAAACCGAAAGCGAAGCAAATTTATGCTGTGGGTACCGGTACGTTTGTTGGGGAGATGTTAATTTATTGTAAGCAAGATGAAGAAAACTATTATTTTCTTTCTATACCTAAAAATATTAACAGGAAGATTCCTAAAGAAAGGTTTGATTATGGTATTCAGGAAAAAATCATAGAGTATGTTAAAGATCTACCCAGTGATGTTTATAAGATATGCTATAAACAGCATGATTACAATGAGAAAAACAGCAATTCTCAAAATAACAAGCTTAAATAATTGATATGTTCCTAGAACCAATCAACATTAGATCACCTTTTACAGGTGAAACTGTGCTTCCTAAAATTACTACCCATACAACAGATGGTAAGACATTTGAACAAGTAAGTTATAACGATCCAGTTACAGGTAATCTTATCAAAAAAGGTATGGTTAGTGTTAGAGATGCTAAGACTGGTGAGATTCTTCAAGATTACAAAACGCAAGTTAATTCATCAACAAGAAATATTGGTTACAGATAATATTTGTTGATTTATTCAGGAAATTAATCATAATACTGTTGTGGTACCGATACCAGAGCAGTATATAATTCAGACGTTTTATAGACACGTCAGTTTTCCATCATTCAATAAATACACTCACGTCTATAATGGTAGTTGCCCTTTCTGTAAAGAGGGTAAAAGCTACGGTAAAAAGACTAGATTCTTTTTTATACCTAAGAAAGAGATATGTTATTGCCATAATTGCGGTTATAGCAAAAAGCCTTTCAATTTTATACTTGATGTTACTGGTAAACCTTTTAATGAAATCATTAATGAGGTTAAAAACTTTGAACAAGTTGATATACCTACGCCGGTAAAAGAGGTAGAAGTAAAGACTGTAAGTAAATCGTTACCAGACGATTGTATCAATCTTAATGATAATAATCAGATTGACTTTTATAAAGATAATGTAGTTGTAAAGACTTGTTTAGACTTTATAAAGCAAAGACGTTTAGATACTGCAGTAAATAGACCCAAAAATTTTTATATTTCATTAAAAGATAAGGTACATAAGAATAGACTGGTGTTGCCTTTTTATGATACAGAAGGAGATATTATCTTTTATCAAACTAGAACAATCTTACAGAGTGATTCTTATAAGAAACCGAAATACTTGAGTAAGGTTGGCGCTGAAAAAAGTTTATATGGCATTCATAACTTAGATATATTTCATGATAATGTTTATATCTTTGAAGGACCTATAGATTCATACTTTATATTAAATGGATTAGCTATTTGCGGTATTCAAGAAGACAGTTCACGGTCATTTAACGACCTACAAACCAGTCAATTAGCAAATCTTACTAGTCATCGCAAAATTTGGTGTTTAGATAATCAGTGGAATGATACTGCTTCATTAAAGAAGAGTACTGTCTTAGTAGATGCTGGTGAAAGTGTCTTTATTTGGCCTGAGCAATTCAAAGGCTATAAAGATATAAATGAAATTTGTATTAAGTTTGGCAGAGACAGTATAAACCCTGAGTTGATTATAAAAAATACATACTCAGGGCTTAAAGCTAAGATTATTTTAACTAAAATAAGAAATCAATTATAACGATACTTTGGATCATTAGCTGTAGCTAAGTAACCCTTAAGCATTTCATTTAATGAGGTAAGTTCAACAGCTACACGAGCAATTTTTTTGGTTTCTGCTGTACTTATCTTATCAAATAAAGTATCTGGCTCAGCTGCATTCAATTTACTTTGAATACTTTCTGGACCTGTACCGTTTAAATAGGTTGAAAATTCATCGATTCTATCAATCCAACCTTTTAACTGCTCATACATTTTTTTCTGCACTGCACTCATTGTTGGGACAGCTTCAACACCTGCCGGTGGAGCATTTACATCAAAATCTTCAGGAGAAGTACCTTTATCTAAGGTTTGCACCATTGCATCTTTATCTGTTATTTCCGTGTCATCTTGTTCTACAAGAACACGTTTAAATCTATTACCGTAATTGCTCATATGTATTATTTATTGGTTTTACTTAAATATTTAACATGAAAAAGCTGATTTCGGAAGACCAAAAGATGTATAACGTTAATAGACAGCAATACGGTGTAACTGCTCGTCAAGATAGCAAGGGTGACACAGGACCGCAAGCCAATAAAGTAAGTGCTTTTATTGATGCAAACAAAAAAGACGACAATACATTAGCTCCTAAATTAAAGCCTTTCCCGTTAAATTATGCTGATGAAGTGTTATCTGATTTATATCTTAATTCAGTCAATTTACGTAAGATTATACTCAATGCCGAAGCTAACCCTGCATTAAAAGAAAAATATAAACAACATTTAGCTTACGCAAACAAAAGAATTGAACTTATAAACAGAGCTGTAGTTGATATTAGCATAGAATTAGATAAAATTAATAATGGGTAGTAAAATTCTATTTTCGTTTCTAATTACAACACTTGTTAGTTTGTTATCTGGCCTTATTTACCCTGAGAAATTTTGGTGGCTATTTTCACTGACGTTCATACTGCAAGTTTTATTTTTTTATTTCTTGAACACAGTATATGAAAACAGATTAATTGAAAAAGCTCAAAAATTAAAATTAGAAGAGTATAAAGAATTAACAAAACATATTATTCAACTCGAATGCCCTTGTTCAGAAAAAGTAAAGCAGGACGTTGAAGTCCGTTTTGACAAAGACATTCTTTATAAGTGCAATAAATGTGATAAAGGTATTAGAGCAATATCAGATGTAAAAACTCTCCTTCAAACTGACCCAATTTATTTCAATGACCGAGCTAGATAAAATTACAACAGAAGTGTCACCAAGTTCACTACAACAAAAAACAACCGTACAATCTAAAGACTTAGAGCATATTAAGAAAGAAATAGAAGATTTCTTTTCTCTTAATCTAGATGAACAGAGAAAGTTTAGAGAAGGATGCTTTTCATATAGTAAAAAGAACACCCATAAAATTTTACTTGAGATGGTAGTGGATATATTAGACAAATCTAAAACTTCCAGCTCAGTACTAGATAACAAATCTGAAGAACTAAACTACAACATAAGCAAAAAAATTGTAAAAGATTTAACTTTTGGATTGTTTAATGCAATTGATTCATATACGTATAATGATAAGGAGATGAAATTATTCCTATTAGGAAAGCTCATACAATCTTTATATGGAAGACAGTAAAGAAGATTACTACAATAATGTGAATTTTTTGGCAAGATTTGCTTGCTTATACGAAGGTGTAAATATAGCTTGTGATAAAGCTGAACAACTTGGCATAGATCCAAATAAAAGTGCTGCATGGATTAAACCGTTAGCGTTTCAGAAGTATATTAAAGCTAGAGAACGTGATATGATATATCAGGTTGAAGCTTGGTATAAAAGCAGAAATTTAGATCAATGACCTACAGGGTAAGATCTATAAGCTATTTTATTATTTTCTAATTCTGTATAAGGAAATTCCTTTTTCAAACCACTTTCATCTACTGAAGGAGTTGGTTCTGGTGATGGGGCAGGTATAGAAGTTACAATATTCACCTTTTGCTCTTCTTTAACTGGAGTCTTTTTTACTAGATAATTAAAGCACAATAAAAGAGCAACTGCTAAAGGATCGAAAGCAAAAATTATTAATAAAATAAACAGATTAACTGTCTTGTCTAGATTTAAATTTAAACTTTTTGCTACGAACTTAAAAGTTCCAACATCTGTATTAACTATTTTTGTATCGATATCAGATACTTGCTGCTCTATTTTTATTATTTCATCTTGATACAATTTGATAGTCTCTGCTCTTTGTTTGGATTCTATATCTTTTTGAGCTAAAAATAAGGTATCGTTTTCTTTTTGTTTATTCTGAGCATCTATTATCAGCTGTTTGTCAGATACTATTTCATTTTCTAATTTTTCAATATTGATTTCAGAAGCTTTTAACCTTTCTGCTAAAGTAGCATTGGTGGTTTCTATGTACGCTTTGTAATCTAATCTTAAACGATCAATATTAGAATTAATTTGTTTTATTTGTTGATCAATAGAGTCTCTTTCTGATTTTTGCTGCTCTTTTACTAAACGAGCCTTGTCTAATCCATTTTGTTTAAACAACCCACCGGTACCTTGATTTAACCAGGTATCTACTTCTCTATCCAATATTTGTAAACGATTATTATAGAGAGTAATTTGTGAAATTTCTTTACTTACCTCACTTTCTAATAAAACTTTAGCGGTGTTAATGTCTTCGGTAGCTTTTTGCTTATACGTCATCATACCATCTCTTATCTCTTTTATGCTACCCTGTTTTGAAAGAATTAAGTTTGACTGTTGTGATAGAAAATCATTATTATTTGCTGCTGAATTTTCTTTTTCCGGTAACGGTTTTGATAAAGTTACAATATCTTGTTTTAATTTATTGCTTTTATCTAGTAATTGATTTTTCTGATTTTCAAAGCTAGTAACTTTTATGTTGGTTGCATTATATCCATTGCTAAGATAGCCGTAAATACCTATTGATGTTATTATCATTAAGACAAACGATGCTATTAGTAAGTAAGTTTTAAGTAGTTTACCTAACTTATCCCATAACTGGTGCAATACAGATACTGTTATCAGTTTACCCACCTCCAAAACACTACCCATTATAATAATCGATACACCTGAGCCTACAAATAGCAAGGATAAACCGACTACGCTAAAATAAGCAGCTACCCCTGCAATTGCTAAAGAGGTTAGCAATATAATTACAGCTAAAAATAACATACATTATTTAATATCCCCCGTAAACGTCTGTATTATCGTTCTTAGGCATATCAAAAACTTGTTCACGACTTACATCGTTGATAGAAAGCAGTGTATTATTTTCATTATTCTGTTCTGCGTACTTCTTCTTAGGTGAAGCAGGTTGTGAACCACCAGATAATATACCATTAGAAGCATTATCATATACCTGATCATCACCACCTTCATCGACAAGACCTGGTTCAAAGCTAAATTCAAATCTCTTACCTTTTATTGTCCACACGTAATGTCCTCCTAATTGATTTGTACGTGAAATATCTTCATCTAATATTTCAGTCACTTCAAAGTTCTTACCTGTTCTATTACCTGGGCGACCTTTACCGTATTCAGTTAAAGTGAATACATCGCCAGCTTTAGGCTGAATCTGATTGAACTGACTTTCAAAAATGTTTGGTGTTTCTGTTCTCATTCTTTCATTTTCACAATCTACTTGTTGCTCGGTTAACAGATTACTATCAACACCTTGAGTTGCTCCTATAAACTGAGTACCTACATCCCAGAACACACTGTAAAATGCTGACAAGTGAATAAAAATTGTAATTTCATCATCAGCTTGTAAACCAAATTTTGTTAAAGTATTAGCATTTTCTGACAACTCTACAAATACATTGAGCTGACGTCCTGGTGCAAATCTTCTTGTTGGATCTTCTCCATAGAAATTATCAGCACTTAGTACATTATATGCATTTACATAATAGGTAATTCTTGTACCGTACTGATTGATCTGTTCTCTATAATAATTGCTATAAAGGTATTCTTCATTGAAGATAACTTCTTTATCTACATATCTAAAACATGTTTGATCAGAATCTACGATACCAGGGTAGCCGGTATCAATTTGAGGAACTGGAGTGCAATTATCAGCCATATTATTGTTTTTCTATTACCCATTTACCATCGTTTTTATCGTAGTAAAATCTTATATTCATCTTACCACCTAACACTTTAAGATCATCTATCTTAGGCATTAATCCTTTTAAAAATTTACGTTTGATAAATTCTATATCTTTATGATCACAATGAAATCTACCACGACGCTTCTTTAACGTTTCGATTTTGTGATTAGAATCTAACGGTGTTTTATATTTTGCAGGTACTATGTTTAAATGTTTCTTAGCAAAATCAGTACCACCTAATATAGGTTTACGATGTCTTTTAGCAACACCTACGTTAAAAAAATCTTTGAACTTGTCCACAATATTATTTAGTTAATCTAGTTTATATGCACGGATAAAAAAAGCTTGCATTGCTGCAAGCTTTTTTATTTAGAATCCCTTTCAAACTTTTTACTTAATACCGAATGCTAACTGATTATTACCCTTAATCTTGCTAGCTGGCTTGTTATGATTTAACTTAGTTAAGTTCATACCAGCTGCTGATGGCACATCCTTACCCTTACCATCTACACCATCCTTGATTGTCTTTGTACCTGCTGGACCAGCACCAACATCGTTCTTAGCTGTAACATCGCCAACCTTATTATTACCTACCTTCGTTAAGTGAAGACCTTTCTGATCAGGAACTTCTTCCATATGAGTAGCTTCAGCAGCTACTTCTTCTGAATCCTCATCGTGCTTCTCTTCATCTTTATCACCATGCTCTTCAGCATCTTCTTCTGTACCTAAATTATCATCTGGTGTTGTTTCATCACCTAGTTCAACATCAGCTTCCATATCTTCTGCTCCACCTTCAACTTGAGCAAGAATGTCCTTTAATAGCTGAACATGCTCAGGCTTTAAGGTAATTGTTACTTCTTCACCGCCCATATCACCGGTTTCGGTGTCAACGCCAAGAGCAGCTAAGTCTTGTTCGTCTTCACTATTCATGACTTCTTCAAAAAGTTTATCGAAAGTAGATTTCATATTATTATTTATTGCTGATTTTGTTGTTTTTTCAATTTCCTTGTCAAAATTTTCTACTGACACGTTTAAGTCAGCAACATATGGTCTTTCTTCTTTATCTTTATCCGTCATTGTCTTTAGATCAGATATGTTTCTATTGAAAGCTGGACCGTCAAAATTATTTACACCGTCTGGACCAGTTTGGCTGTGCTGCGCAACTGCATATGCATCTTTATCATTCATTAATTTAGGACCAGGTCCTGGTTTAGTACTAAACTTTTGAGATCTCTTTGGAGGGTTACCATTTGTCTTTTCGTTGATAACCTTAGTTGAATATAAATCCCATATATCTAATAGATTGCTTGCTCGTGACATGTAAATATTTATATCGCCAATGCTTAAAAACAAACAAAACTATTTAAATAACCCGAACCTACCGACTGTAGATGCTCAATTTGAGTATACACCGGACATGGTAAAGGATATTAAAAAGTGTTCCCAGAACATATTGCATTTTGCGGAAAACCATTTTCACATCGTTTCATTGGATGAAGGTAAACAAACAATTGAGTTGCACCCATGTCAAAAACGCGTACTAAGAAAGATGCGTGATAATAGGTTCTTTATATTATTAGCAAGTAGACAGATTGGTAAAACAACATTAATGACGATTTATGCATTATGGATAGCGTGCTTTCAACAAGATCAATCTATATTAATTGTAGCAAATAAGGAAGGTACAGCAATTGAAATCTTTAGAAGAATACGTCTTGCATATGAAGAGTTACCAAATTGGTTAAAACCCGGTGTAAAAGAATATGGTAAAACGTCTATGAGCTTAGCAAACGGTTGTAGAATAGGTATTTCAACAACTACAGGAACTGCTGCAAGAGGTTTATCTATCAATTGTCTAATATTGGATGAGTTAGCATTTATTGAACCGCATTTAGTTGAAGAATTTTGGAAATCGGTATACCCAATCGTTTCATCTTCCAAGAAATCTAAAATTTTTATAGCTTCAACAGCTAACGGCACAGGAAATCTTTTTCATACCTTATTTACAGGAGCTGAGCAAGCAAAAAATGGTTGGGCTTGCGATAAAATTCTATGGAATGAAATTCCTAATCGTGATGATAGATGGAAAGAGGAAACTATCGCCACAATTGGTAGTTTGGATGCATTTAATCAAGAATTTAATTGTGAATTCTTAGACTCAGGTGAAAGTTCTATTAATGATCAATTATATGATAGAATGTCTGTTTATATAAAGCAACCAATTTATGTGATGGAGGATGGTTGCTATCAAATTTGGGAAGAACCAAGTGATGATAAAATTTATGCTGTTGGTGTTGATGTTAGTGAAGGTATAGACAAGGATGCTTCTGTAATACAAATTATGGACATTACAGATTTAACAAATATAAAACAAGTAGCTTGTTACCATAACAATGGCATATCACCGATTAACTTCTTACCTAAATTACACGATATTCTCTTACAATGGGGTAAGCCGTTAGTGAGTGTAGAAAGAAATAACTGTGGTGCTCAAGTGGTTGATGGTTTAAGAGCAAATTATGATTATGATAATATAGTATCATGGGGCGCTGCTACAGCTGGTAGACAAAAAGATCAGTTAGGTATAGTAGTGCACACTAACACCAAATAT